GTAGAACATGTCGGGTCCAGCAGGGGTAACATAGCCACCTATGGCAACCATCATGTCGAATATGCTATGACGCAATTTCTTCATGGTCGGCCGCCTCTTAAGGTACTTGTACCTCCTAGGACAACCTGAGGTTAGGATCCCAGAAGAAGGATCTTCCCACTCAGGAACAAGGAAGGGCTGGTGTACAAACTGCGCTAGATACCTTAGCGTTTCGAGGAGGAGGACGTTTTCACGCCCACACCAAGAAAGAACTTGGTTCAAAGCAACATACACCTCCGCCGTAGTTGTCAGAGACTTTACATAAACTGGCGTTATATCAACACCAAGCCAGTAATCGCCTCCGCAACTTTCACGAAATGGCCCATCACTATAGGACTTATCTGCATTAACTATAAGCCCCGCCTCTGTTAATACGGTACAAAAACCTGCATACTCGTCGACAGGCAAAATAATGTCATCGCCGAATACAGCAGTAATACCGAAATCTACGCGAAGGTTTTTATGCCTCTTGCCTCGACACCGGTAACCGTACAACAAAGCTACAATGACCAGCGTCATCAATGGGAAGGTAAAACCATTTCCCATCGTGCTAATCATATGTAGGTTATGCCATTCACCCTGCCTGACCTCAATTTCTGGACTACGAATGTCCATGAGGAGTTTAAACCAGGCAGGAGGCAATAACGCCCGTACAAGGTCAATAGATATCATATCGGAAGCGGACTTTAGATCAATGGTAGCAAAACCACCATGTCGCGAGCCAACTTCAGCTAAAGCCTTATTCTTAGGCTGTTGCTTTTCGATATCTAAGCCTATCCATCTAAGAGCACCTGAGAGGTACTGGCCAGCAGCAAGCTGCATGGCCATATTCCCCAAAGGCTCGATGGCAATAGTACGGTTAGTGTCCTCGTTTTTCTGGACTGAACTAAGTCGAGAACCCCTCACTCCGGTAATACCTAAGCTTCCGTTTTGCTCATCAAAGAGCCGAAAGTAAGCATTATCTTTCCGGATTTTGTGTACGTGAGGGATGGCTCTTACGGTACATGTCATCTTCTGCACAATCTTCTGACACATGTGAGTACCTTTCACCCCGTTAGAGGATCCAGGCCCAAAGCGCCATAGGCTGTACAGAAGGTTCTCGTCGAGCGGAGTCTGGATTGACTCCGGATCGAACAACTTAGTATAACGCTCAAGCATCGTAACAATAAAATACTTGGCGTTAGACAGGATGTCAGCAGGCAGCCCGAGTTGATACTCGGACACAAGTGAATTAATCGACAGGAAGTCGACTATCGCTTTCTCCTGCAACGAGGGGTTCGTGAGTCGGGCCCGTTTAGAGGCTCTATCACGTTGACGTTCAATGGCTGGGACTCCTGTCTCCGCACCATTGATCAAGCCCGTAAGCTCGTTTTTAAAGACTGCTAGAAAACCCCGAAGCCGGGAGTCGTCAGGTCCAATGTCTACAGCGTCCAAAGGATATCTCCTTAAAAGGGAATTATAGACAACGTCACGATAGCCTAATGGCTAGAAATGACGTACCAGATGATGATCATCAACGTACAGACCGCGGTAGTGATCCTGATATTCATTACAGGATTGCCGTGGTGCTGACATCAAACAAGTTGTTGGACAAAGTGAAACCTGCACCGAAGTGTAGGCTACACATTGCCGCAATACTTGCCGGATCGTTGAACTCGGAGCCTGCAGGGATTTCGATAATCGTGGTGATAGTTGCCACGCTTCTCGGCATCTGAGCCGCAGGTTGTACACCCTTTCGCGTTTTCAGCTTATAGGTGTT